TAAAGAAGAAACTAAAGAAAATCTTATTGAACAACGTAAAGAAGAAACTAAAGAAAATCTTATTGAACAACGTAAAGAACAAAATATCCTTAAACAACAAATAAATCATCCTGATATTTATCAAAGTTTAGAATATTTCAAAAACGATTTAGTTAAACATAATTTAAAATTACATGAAAAAATTTCTTCATTAGAACAACAATTACAAGAATTAAATTTAAAATATCAAGAAGCAATTGAAAGTAAACGAAAATTAAAGCAAATTATTTCTGAAATGTAAAAATAGATTTTAAAAAATATTTATATTTTTAAAATGTCAACCTTAACTGAAAATATGATAACTTTTGGAAAATATAAGAATAAGAATATTGAAGATATGCTTAAAGATAGAAATTATTGTAACTGGTTAATAGAACAAGATTGGTTTTTTAAAAATTATGAATATATTTATAACCGAGTGAAAGAATATAGTCCTAAAAAAATGTTTGTTCCTGAAATAAAAATAGATACAACTACAGTTGAAAAATTATTAGAAACATATCCATACTTTCATTTAAAACATACTCGTGAATTAGGGATACAACTTTCTGAAAATGAAAAATTATGTTATAAATATTATAGAGAATTATTAAAAAATATAAAGGATAAAATATCTGAAAATTTAGATGAAAATCCTTATAATATAAAAGCACCATCTGCGTGGTTAAATAAATTTGAAGATAAATATGGTATACAGAGAAGTTTTTTTAAAGATTTTTTACAAAGATATGATTTACCGAATATAACACTTATTGTAGAAGACATTAAAAAATTAGGAGGTATAGACTACAAAGGAAACAAATCATTTATAATAGCAAAAGAAAAGTCATTAAAACAGGAAAAATATTGGGAAAATATATTAAAAAACATTTTTTCAGAAGATATTGGAACACAATTTAAATTCGAAAAATGTTTTTTTGATTTTATACATATAAAAAAAAATATTTTATTCGAATGTAAATTGGGTTTAAAAGATTTTAATAAAGAACAATTTTTAAAATATACATTAGTGATGTCAAATTATAATTTATTATATTTAATAGATAATGACTGTATAATAAATTATAAAATTAATAAATTATATACAACTAATAGTGAGAAATATAAGATTTTACTATCTCAATATAACAATAAACATATGATATTTAACAATTTAAATATTATTGAAATTCAAAATATAGAATCTTTTTTAAAAAATGAAATTTAATTTCAAGATTATAAAAAATAAAAAAAAATGTCACACGCATCCGTTCCAATTATGATAATGAATAAAAGAACTCAGTTAAAAAATAACATAATTAAAGATAAAAAAATAAAACCTTCTAAGCAACAAACCTTGAAGTCTACAATAAAAATTATTATAAATAAACTACTTTTCTTTTATAGTATAAATGTTTAAAAATTTTGAAATATTTTGGATTAAATACGGGTTTGAGATATGTGTTATTTTTTCTATAATATTGATTATTATAATTGGTTTTTTAAGAAGAGGTAAAAACGGAACATGGTCGGAAAGATATTATATACCATCACCAAAATATACAAAACCAGTTTCAAAAGAAAGCAAAGGGGAACAAGAATGTAGAAGAATATTGAGAAAAATATTTAACAAACCTTTTAATAAAACTAGACCAGATTTTTTGAGAAATCCTATAACTGGGAATTTTAATATGGAATTAGATTGTTACGACGACGAATTAAAAATTGCAGTAGAATATAATGGAAGACAACATTATGACTATATTCCTTTCTTTCATTCAAGTAAAGAAGCGTTTTATAATCAAAAATATAGAGATTTATTAAAAAGAGATATGTGTGTAAAAAATAACGTAAAATTAATAGAAGTTCCTTATACAGTAAAAATAAAAGATATTGAAAACTATTTGATATACCACCTTCAAAAATAATTTATTATATATAAATTATATATAATAAATGGATATAGTACCTTTATGCCTGTATATAACTAAAGATAAGAAAAAAAGTTTTTTAGATTATCCTTATAAAGTTCGGTCAGAAAACAAAACAATAATAACGTGTATAGATAGAGAAGGATATGATTCTTATAAATTTTTTGTAATCAATCCAGATTTTAGACCTATTCCATTAGGAGCAAATCTAATATCATTTAAGAATGGAAATAGTAAAACAGTATCCCTTGAAATAGTTTATGATCCTTTTAATTTAACCGAAAAAACAAATAGATTTATCGCATGGCTTGAACCAACTCGTTATTGTATTCCTATATTTGTATTTAAATGTAATTCTGAAATGTTTTTTTATTTTTCATTAGATAATACATGTCCAAATGGATATAATGTAAATACTGATATGAAAGTTATATATATGCTACCTTCTGATAATTATTTATTTGAAAATTATAATGAAAAATGTATACCTTCTAAAAATAATGGAATGTCTTTGAAAAAATGTTTATTGGATTTAAAAATGTATTATGATACAAGTATATTAAATTATCTAGACAAAGAAAATAGCGATTCAATCAATTCAATTAATTTATTATTGATATTATTACTAGTAATAATATCAATAATAATATTATATAATATAAAATAAATGAAATATGATAATATATTACTTTTTTTAGAACAAAACAAAAATGTTTATAAGAAATCAGTAATATATGATATTGACGATACATTAATATTTAATTCAGGAAAACCAAATCATGAAATTATACAAATTTATAATTTTTCAAAATTATTAGGATATACAATCTTTATAATTACCGCTAGAGAAGGAAACCGTGAAAATATGGTTTCAACTGTTCAACAATTATTAGAAAATAATATATCTGGATTTAAAAAGATATATTTCCGACCAAAGAATAAATTAGATATATTTAATTATAAGTTATTATGTAGAAAAAATATTCAAGATAATGGATACAATACCATATTATCAGTGGGAGATATGTACTGGGATATTGGTAAATACGGAGGTTTAGGTCTCAAAATTTAATATATAAAAAACTATATTAAATTTTACTTTTTCTTTTTTTGTAAATTATAAGGTAAAAACGATTTTTTTTTATCTTCTTCAGAAGAAGATAAATCTTCTTCTGGTTGCTCTTGTTCATTTTCTGTGTCGGAAATATCGCTATTAATTTTCATTCCTTCATGTGTGTCTTCGTCTGAAATAAAATCTTCTATTTGACCGAAACCTAAATATTTAGTTATTTTGTAAATTTTATTTTTATTTGAACAATTCTTTTTAAAACGGAAATCAATATTTTGTAGTGTACCATCAAATTTTCTATGATATGTAAAATAATTGAGTTCTAATTTTGTCATTTCTTTTGCAGTTACTTCTGAAACTAGATTATCAATATCTATATCAAAAACACTGGCGTCTTCAAACAATTCCCATTCAATACTATCAAAAACATTTTTTAAATCTTTAAGATTCTGTTCATTTCCTTGGTATCGTAAAAAATATAACCATGTTTCATTTTCATCCCCGCTTGTTTCTTGTAAAACAGCATATGTATACTTATCACCAGACATTTATATTAGACAAACTATTTTTTAAATAGTTTGAATTGATTTTGTAAGAAGAATTAAGGGAAAGATGTAACTTGAATATCTCCCATACCTGCCGATAATCCTGTTTCTGAAGAACCAGCCATATTTACTTGTTGACTAGGAAGTTGACTTAATACGGCGCCACCAAAAGTATTTTGTGCACCTCCAGTAGATGTAACAAGCATATTCATTAAATTATTATAACTACTTCCTGGGGCAACGTCGGTTAATACATTCATAGCGCCTTCTTGTAAATCACGAGAAATAGTTGGATAAACACTAAACCATCCAGATTGACATGGTACTATTGGTAGATCACCTCTGATTGGATCACCCTGAGATCTTAATTTACTCGAACTTTTAGATGTGGAAACCATTAATCTACCGTACATAACAACTTGATCCATATTACCAGCGCCATCCATACTTGACATTGTACCTATTGGAAGATCTGAACCAACTATCTGAGATCCTGAATTTTGTGATAATACTTCTTGTTTATTACCATTCTCATATCCTGAAGAAAGTTCATAGCCTCCTGCTACTTTATTACCAAGGCCATAACCACCTTTACCACATGAAGGAGGATTTGATTCGTAATTTTCTTTAGCCATATCTCCAAAAGTTAAAGGATCGCAAGGAGAACCTAAATTTTCTCTATCTGGTAAATTATATTTAATATTAGCTCCATAATTTACATTACTAAATCTTGGAGATAGAACTGATTGATAACTTGGTACAGATACAAATTTTCCACTACCCATCATATTAGGATCTATTACACTATTACCTGGTAGAGCCACCCGGTCTTGTTCTTTTAACGGTTGACCGTTGGAAGATACTTTTCTAGATGTTTGTAAATATGGTACTTCTGTCGTTGATAACTGAATACCTCCCCACCAATTTTCAACAATAGGAGTTGTCATAAAATCAATATTACAAAGAGCAAAAATTGCAACGACTATACTAGTTATTACTACAATAAATTTTTGATTAAGCATTTTATTATTACATAAAAAGATTTTTAAAAATATTAAATAATAATATTTTTAAAAATAACATTCTCTACAAACCGGAATATATAAATCTTTGCCTCCTATTAATACAATGTCATTATTATTAGTTGATATTCTTTTTGTAAAGATTGCTTGTCTTAGTATATTTAATTTTTGTTTACAAGTGGTACAAAAAGGTGATAATTTAATAATATTGTCAGCATATGGTATCAGTTCATTAATCTGACCAAATGGTTTTCTTTGAAAATCACTATTGAGACCTCCTACTATTATTATTTTTTTATATTGTTCACACCATTCTAGAACAAAAACTTTTAAATCGTCAAAAAACTGCGATTCATCTATTGCTATAACATCGTAATTTTCTATCTTACAATCTGATAATTTATCTAGTTTAATACTTTCAAATGGAAGTCTCCCAATTGTTGTATTATGACTTGAAAATGATTTATCAGAACGAACATCTGACAATGAATTTATATATAAAACTTTTAAACCCATTTGATAATATATCATAATTCTTCTAATGATTTCAGTGGTCTTACCGCTAAACATTGGTCCAATAATAACATCAATACAAGGTGATACTGATATATTCATTTTTATAAGTATTGAAAATAATATATTATTTTCAATTTAAATTTTAAATGTTATTATTTAATTAAATTTATTACAATTATAATTTTCTACGTTTCTACAATCATTATTTTTTATAGTAGGTTTTAATCCATTGCTGGTATTTGATAAACGTGATTCATAATCTAAACGTTGATATAATTCCATCATTCCTTGTCCAAATATACTTTGCATTTCTTGATCCCTTGAAGAACGTTGTTCTGGTATATTTCCTAGAACACCTATACTAAGATCTTGTAAATCCATTTTATATATTATTAGAAAATAGTTTTTATAATTTTCTTTTTATAAAAATATACTCAGAAAATACAAAATAAAATGTTTATTTTGTATTTGGACTATGATTTGGAACTGAATATATAGTATATAATTTCAATCCATATTTAACGGTATTTATTAGATTGTGATATGTATTTTATGTTTCTAATTTTACATATAAAGATTTTATATGTAAAATAAAAAAATGAATACTTTAACAAATCTAAGTATAAAATGTATAAAAGATATTGTAAAAGATAATCATTTAGGACATATTTCAATGGAGAATAACGAAGAAATAATTTCAAGGTTAAAGTTTATTGGACATATTCAAAAAGAAGAAAAAATAGATGTTAGGCATGTATCAAGACAACCAAATAATTTAATTACTAAATTTTATCGTTCTATTGTGTATCCAGATAATAGAACAAACTCTTTAAAATTTATAAGAGATGTTATTAATAGAAGTTTTGAAATTATAGAAAATTTTATGATAAAAGGAGATATTGTAACTTGCAAAGTTATATTTTCAGATCTATTAAAAGCAAAAAACGGAATGTTTAATTTAAAATATACTTATAACGAAGACACTAAATTTTGTTGCGATTTAGATGTAGTAATAGAAAACGTTTCTTCGAAAATATCTGTTTTTCAAGAAAAACATCCCGAATTGTTCCAAGAAGAAAAAAAGGTTGAATGATTTTTTATATAATATCTATAAAAAATCAAAATAATAGATGATGAACAAATAACTCCTCTGTTCTACCTATTCTATTTGCTCTACCAATCACTTGTTTTGTGATACTTTCATTTAAAGTGTGATATAGTATAATATCTGTTGTATTTTGTAAATTTAAACCTGAATTATCCGATTTAGAATTTAAAAATACAACATTGATATTTCCATTTTTAAACTTTTCTAAAGAATTATTTATTTGAATCACAGTACCTTTTATTTCAACAAAATTTATATTATTTTCATTTAAAATTTTTCTGATACTATAAAAACTTTCAAAATAATCAGAAAATATTATGTATTTTCTATCAGGTTTATTTTTAATTGTATTAATTATAACCTCTTCTTTAGATGGTTCTCTTTTATTTTCATTTGATATTTTGTTTTCACTAGATTTTATATATATTAATTTATCTGTAGAAACATCCTTTCTACACAAGGGGCAATTATTTTTATTACACAACCATCCTAATAAACACTTTGTACAAAATATATTATGACAATTTGGTTCTAAAACTGGATTTGAAATATTATCATAACAAATTGAACATGTACTATTTAATATTTCTGAAAATCTTTTATCAAGTTCTGATAACTGTTTTGTAATTCTAGATTCCTTTTCTTCCCATTCTTTTACTTTTTCTTCATCATTTCTTAATTTCCATATCTTAATTCTACTTGTAATTTCTTCTAATTCTATTAATTTATTTTTTCTTACTAATTCTACTATATTATCTGTTTGAGTTCCTCCCAAAGTTTGTATAGCATAATCAATATTACCAGATTCTATTATTTTAAGAAGTTTATCATCTACAATTCCATCTACAATTTTAAATATAGGAGAAAAACATTTATAATAGACATGATTGGTTTTAGGCAATGTGTATGATGATTTTACATAGTCTATATCATTCTTAATTGTTATATCATCTCGTATCATATTAAAATCCGGACTAATCATTTGCTTCATAAAAGATTTACACTTGCGATGTTTTGTATATATATCTTCTGGGGTAGCTGTTATAAGCCATGTAAATCCTGTTATAATTTCTAACATTGATGGAACCTTGACAGAAGAAGGTTCATCAAATATAAAACGTTTCCATGCGATATTCTTGTTATGTCTTATTATATGATTGTACATACTTGGAATAACTACTACAACATCATAATCAGATGGAACTAAAGTTTGAGCTGTTGAAATTTTTGTTACTGAAATATATTTTAAATTACTAAAGGAAAGTTCTTTTTCCCAATGTTTACACATTGTTTTATTTACTAATATTAATGTAGTATTAATTCTTGGGTAATATTCTATTAAATCTTTTTTATAGTACTTTGTGAGGACTTTTAATTTTTCTCGAGAATAGGGACTATTTAAATCCCAAGACATTTTATCTCTTAAGATAAGAGCAATCATTGAAATAGTTTTTCCATATCCAGTTATATCACCATTTACACCAATCTCAGTATGTATTTTATATTCTCCCTTATTTATCATTTGCGTTTTTTCTAATTCTTCCATCCAGTAAACACTTGTTAATTGATGAGGATAAAGTTGAACGTCTAAATTATAAGGTTGGGACACAGTTGGGAAATTTTCCATTTTATATTTATTTATCACTTTTTAAGTATATTATAACCAGTATAACCTATTTGAAACAATACTAATAGATATATTGAACAATATATCCAGAAAGAATTTGAATATATGACTGTGGTTGTAATTTTTTCATTTGTATTAAACGGATTTTTATTATGATTAGGTTTATATATTTCAAAATAAGAAGTAAACAGAATTGCCAATATAAATATTAGTGATAATATATTTAGTGTAAATAAATATTTAGGATTCTCTAAATAAATACCTAAAATATTTAAAGTCAATAAAACCACAAAGAGTATATATATAATTTTTATAGTTTTTAACAATTTTGTTAAAAACTTTTGTTGTTCTTTGTGTTCTTCGTCATCTATTGGATCGTAATCTATAAATGTTTGATTTATAGAATATGGTGGTTCATCTGTTTTCTTTTTATCAAGAACAATTTCCGATAACCATTTTATCTTTAAATCTATTGGTTTTCCCACTTTTTCTAACGATATCGTCACCCACTGATTTAAACCTAATAGTATGACTATTAAAACAATAATAATTCCACTAATAACTTTATTTAATAAATGGAACATTTATTAAATAAAAAATATTTTTTATCTAACACTTTCTATATATGGAACATTACCTAAAGATATATTTCTTTCTTGTTGCATATCATATATTCTATTTCTTAATCTTGTTTTTTCAGTATCAAATTCAGTCATACCTGCGTTTCTTTCAAATGTAGGCATCGAAGGAACTGATTCCATTCCACCTGGGTTTATTGTTGGTCTTAAATTATATGTTCTACTATTTTCACCTTCTCCACCCCCTCTTTGTAATGCATTATTTGTATATCCAATTGTATTTGGTCTATTAAGAGTATATTGTTTTGCATTAATTTGACCTTCAAGACGTTTATGAATATTATATCCATTATTTGTTCTTGTATCATAATTTGGAAGAGTTTTTTCTAACTCTATATCAGAATGAATATAATCATATTTATCATAACCTTTTTGAGGTACTGAATAATTAATATTCACTTGATTTTGTATGTATTTATCTGTATCTACATTATAAAGATCTTCTATACTTGTAACTTGTACATTTCTTGATTTTTTACTATCGTATTCACCTTGTAATTTATCTTGTATGTATTTATCTGTATCTACATTATAAAGATCTTCTACACTTGTAACTTGTACATTTCTTGATTTTTTACTATCGTATTCACCTTGTAATTTATCTTGTATGTATTTATCTGTATGTACATTAGTATTTATTTTAACATTCATACTACTATTACCCTTATTAAAGTTTAATTGAATTTTATTTGGTTCTTCAATTATACCTGTTTTTATACTTCCTATTTCTGTATTTTTAATATTTCTACTTTTGATACCACTATTTGCCTCAATTGTTATTGGGTTTTTAATAACATATCGCACTTCAAAAGGCTCAGTCACAGGAGTTTGTATTTTGTATGTTGCTGTTGGTCTCACGCATGCTTGTAAAAGTTGTCCTGATTTTTTAACACCTTTTGTATCTTCATCCGATAAATACACCATTGCTTTTTTGCTAAAGTCAGCAAAACCAGGTTGAGTAAATGAGGAAGTCCAAACTCTCGGAAGTCTTGATAAAGGCAATAAATCTCTTTGATCTCTAATAGGAGGCCTAAACGCTCCGTCTCTCATTACTCTGTAAGGTAAAAATGATTGTTTGGAATTCGTTGCTCTTCCATATTGACTTTGACCACCATTGTTACTTGAATTATCATATGATACACTAACCATTGGATTTACCCCTCTAGCATAAACTTGAATGGCTTCACAAGTTCTATCACCAGAATCTTGAATCATTTCAGTTATTTCTGAAGTTTCTCCTACTTTATCTATTTTTCTTGTTGTTATAGATTTAGGAGGGTCTCTTAATATATTCATATTAGTAGACCAACTTTCAACCGATGGCAAAGTTGATTTACCGTAACCCACTATTCCGTGATATGATATTGACATTTTTATTTTATAAAATAAAAATGTTTTTAAATATATGCTATTAAAATAGCAATTATCATTATAGATAAACTAACCCATGTTTTCCATACTATTTCTTCGTCTTTAACAAACTTAATATATAATATAAAAACTATCCAATTTATAATTTCAGCTAACATACCAAGTTGAAAAATGGAAAACATAGTATAACCCCATTGATTTGCCTTTACTATACATAAATATTCAAAAAATACTAAAACTAAAGATAAAAATATTCCAAATCCAAAAGTATATTTCCCGTCAATATTTAAATACCACGCAAATGTTTGAAATATTGATGCAAATATAAAAAGTATTAAAATTATCGATAATAATTTAAAATTTATTTTAACTTTTTTCTCTCCATCTATTTCAGCTCCATAAGATACAGCTTTGAGTATGTTTACAGGCGTATCTTTTTGAATATGTTTTTTATCAACAGAACTAATATATGCAAAATTTGAATTAAAATCTTCTTTCATTTTTTTTTTATTTATGATATTTTATATGTTTCTAAAAGTTTTGATTCTATAGGTTTGGTATTATAATTTTGAAAAAAATCTTTTATAAAATACCCAGCTACAACTTGAGATGGGTCTTTTGAAAATTTTTTATATGATTTTTTAACGTCTATTCTAGTGTCATTTTCAATTCCAATATATTTATCTAATTTTTTAATAAATGTATCACAAAATGAAATTCTTTTATGAGGTTCTTTCACTTTATATTGACTTGCTCTAGATCCTCCAGCATAAATTCTTAAAATATCTTGAGTATCATTATAAAATTCAAAAGGAGGTATATTTGAGTCTAATAAAATATTTTTTATACTACTAATATTCTTATTTTTATCATAAATTATCCCTTTCGATATTTCATTATCATCCCATTTTACATTAATTTGTTTACCTAAATTAAGATTATCTATATTTAGAGGTTCGAATTTACCTTCAATTATTTTTGCTACTCTTGTTCCGTAATTTTTTGTGATCATATCATTTGAATGTATATATTTGGGAGAAAATACCTGACTGATACCAAAATCGTTTAAAACTAATAAAAACCCCATATTTGGGAGAAAATAATCTTTACCTAATATAGTGTATTTCCAATATCCACCTTCTTCTATCTTATAATATAAAATATTTGATTTCTTAATATCGTAATTCCATATCTGGTATTCATCTTGAATTGCATGTAAACCTGCCATTAACTGAAAGAGGGAATTTTCTAAATACATACTATTATCTGATTTTTTTCGTATCATATTTAAAAAATCATTAAATGTTCCCGTTGCTAATTCCATAAAAAACATAGGCTCGTCCATAAAAGAATAAACATATGGTAAATTTGGACACCTTTTTGCGAGTATTAAATTATTTAATAATTCAAGAATGTGTTTCTCGTGTATGTAATATTGTTTTTTATCTTTCGTACTAATTTTAACTGCTAAATTTAAATTTCCAATATTATTTTGACATACTTTTCCAAAACTACCTTCTCCTAAAATTTTTCCATCATTAATATACTCTCGTATATTTTTTATATCTTTCACTTTATCTGATAATATTTTTCCCAATATAATTCTATTTTCAATCGTTTTTAGTATATGTTCTGATATATTTTTTTCATAGTATATTTCAATATCATTTTTACTAAAAGTTAATTTATAATTCAAATCAAACTCTGAGTCTATAAATAAAATATAACCTTCTTCTAACTTTAAATTTTTTTCCTTTTCTTTTTCTTTTTTGATATTTTTTATACTAAGATTTCCCTCTGATAAACATATATATGCTCTATTATCAGAGGGCGTTTTTGTATAAAATTTACCGGTTATATTCGCTAAAAACTGAGCAATGTTATTTCGTCGTTCTAATTTTACATTTGTATTAAATATATTTATATAGTTTTTTTTTATTTGTTGTGATTCTGTAAAAAAATTAATCATTTATTATATTCAAATTTTCAATATAATAAATGAAGAAAAAAATGCAAATATTATCATTGGTAATATCGATTATACTAACAGTTTATCTATGTTTATCATATTATGGTATCATAAGAAATATAAAACTACTAACATACTCAACTGAATATTACATAAATAAATATAAGGAGGTACCTAAGACAAATGAAAAAAAAGTAGTGGTTGTTTTTTCTGTTAATCAGTCAGAAATAAAGTTCATGAAACCTTTTATAAATTCATTATTAGATCAAACTGTAAGAGTGGATGATATAGGAGCTGTAATTCCAGAAAATCAAAAAGATATTATTCCAAAAAAATTACAAAGAGTTGTAAATACTTATACATATGATAAAAATTATGACAAACTTGGTGTTATAATTCCAACTATACTAAGAGAACCTGAAAATAATACTAAAATTATAATAGTAGAACCATATAAAATTTTTGGCGAAGACTTTATACAAAGTATGATAGAAAAAAGTAATGAAAATCCTGAAAAAATAATTTATGTAAAAAACAATCGGAATATAATGTTAGTTAAACCATCTTTTTTTACAGAAAATTTTTGCAATTATCAAGAAGGTAACAACTCGGTTGAATGGTTTAATAAAAATTGCGAGAATCAAGAAATATCTTTTGAATACGACCAAATAAGAAAATTATAAATTTATTATATTAAATACTTTTTTATCTCAGCCATCAACTTATATTCAACTAAGTTTGACTTTTTTGACATTATTTCAAATGCTGTTCCTAGTGCAAAATTACCAAGATTTCGAGTAATGATATTTTTCTTTAATATTTCGTAGTGTTTTGGATTTCTAAAAAATTTATTGGTCATTAAGTTTGGAAATATATCCTTTAATTTTATATCTGACTTAATAGACATAAATATATTATATAACATTTTAATATCAAAAATATTTGGATTCCTAAATATGTACTTGATATTATTTTTTGGAACTATATCAAGTAATGTATCTGGAAGTAGACTTGGATTTTCACAAAAATCTATCAAGTCTATATATCCTCTTTTGATACTTGTACTGGAATTTATAAATTCCAGTAGACTATTCGATATAGAATCATTATTTATATTAATATTTTGCGATAAACTAGAAAATACTTCTTCAAAAAAATCTTTTTCTTCACAAAATTTTAAAAAATACACTACATCAACAACATTTATCGCTAAAACTTCAATCATTTCATTAGTTATCATTACATCTTCGTCAAGATTCAATTCTTCAATCAAGTCTTGAATATATTTGAAAGATACTTTTTTACGAGAACATAAATTCATTAAAACATTTTGAATATATTCTTCTTCTTGTTCTTCTTCTTGTTCTTCTTGTTCTTCTTCTTCTTGTTCTTCTTCTTTGACAAGAGATTTTATTTTTTTATTTATTATATCATAAAATTCATCAATTGTTAAAAATTGGTTTAAAACATTTTCTGATGTGAAAAAAATATCTTCTAAAGTATCTTCTAAAGTATCTTCGGTTTCTAAATCATAAACTATTTTTATTATTTTTTCCAACAGGGCTCTGGAATTTATATTTGGATTTTTTAATATTGCCATAATAATTTCTTTTTTGTCTGATTCATCTTTATAATATAAATCATTTAATACAATTAAATGATTTACATCGAATGCTCTGTTCGAAAGAAGGTTGTAATAACCGTCGGGATATTTATTTTCGTTAAATAAATAATCTATAATAGTTGTATTCTTCATAATTGTTTTAACTGTAGATAATGTTATATTTGGATTTTTTGTGAATTTATCAGAAAAAGATTCTAAAATATTTTCGTTGTTTTTGTCATCATCAACATTAATAAATTCTTCAAAAAAATCTAGAATATTTTGGTTAGATATATTGTTATTATCCATAAAACTAACCATAATTTCTAACCAAAATATTGAATATTCATTAGAACGTGCAACTCCTTTTTCTTCCTCTTCTTCGTTTTCAACATCATATAACTTACAAATCTTTTTTAAATCTTCGTAATTAAATTTAAATTTAAGAAAGTCTATTCCTTCTTGGTCTAAATTAATTTTCGTTTCAGTTGAATGCTTAATGTTGTTTAAAAGGTCCATATTTAAAACTATATTTGGATTGTCAATCATTTTTAAACGTTCCATTAAATTAGTAGTATTATTGAATTCTTCAAAAAATTCTTTTTCTATAGAATGAAAAAATTTTGCTATAGTATCACGATCATTCTTATTAGATATAAAATTATTTAAATGATTTTTCCATATATCTAAATGCTTTTTATGATTTTTTTCTTCGGCAAGATCACACCATACTTTTAAAAAAAAATCTGGTATATTTTGCGCATTATTATCGATACATTTTTCAAACTTTATTTCATTTTGACGCAAGTCTGAATGGATCTGTTCAAATTTATATTCCATTTATTTAATAATTAAAAAATTATTAAATTTAATTTTAACATTTTAAAATTGTAATTTTATTACCTATATTTGTTTGGTCATTTTGAGATTTTTTAACAGAGATAGTTAATAAGCCATTGACACATCTTGCAGATACATCTTCTTGTTTAGTTGAATTATATACTTTAATTTTTCTATTAAAAGAATTATATCGTGTTACGTAACTAGAAAAAACTTCATTATTATTTTCTTCTTTATTTTCCTTTTGGTATGAAATTACTAAATATCCATTTCCTAATTCAATATTAATATCATTAGGTTCTATCCCAGGAACTTCAATATGAACCTGTAATGCATTTTCATTTTCTGAAAAATTCATACGAGGAAAAGACGTTTTAGATTCAAATCTAGAAAGAACATCTCTACCAACAGGTAATAAGTAATCAATATAAGGAGATGTTGAAACTAAAATATCACTCATCATTTTTTGTAAATTAGAATTTGCGTTCATTTTGTATAATGTTTAATAATTTTTAAATAGATTTTATTATATCTAAAAAGTACTTTATGTTATAATTTATTTTTAAAATATCACGACTTCTCTTTTTACCTAAAAACATTATTTCTCTTTTTTCTGTTGTGATACAATTTATTTTTAATATATTTAATACGTTGTTAATATATTGTATCGACTCTCTATCATTAATATGTATTTTTATATCTTCTAAAAACTGATTTACATCATTAAACATATACTCTTGAAAATTTTCAAAACCGTATTTATCAGAACGAACAGCAGTTTCAAAATCTATAAAAACGTATTCGTTTCCCCTTTTACAAATATTAGTATGTCCAGTATCTCGATGCACATAATTTTTAGAGTGTATTTCAAATAAAGCTTTTGCTATATTTGAAACAAGTTTTTTTGTTTGAGATATAGCAAAACCATTCAATTCAATAGAAGTTAATGGAACTAATTTTTCGTAAAAGATAATTGGAAATTCAGTATTAAAATTAATTAATTTAACAACATGATTACATTCTTTTAATTCTTCTAATATATTTACCTCTTCTTTAACTTCATTTCTATATGATTTGTTATAAATTTTACATATAAATTTATCAAATAATACTATTATTGAATTACCACTACTTGTTTTAAGATGGGTAAATTCCGCACTGTGAGTATTCTTAACGTTATCTATATATTGTGCTAATATATAAATTTCTTCAGGTTGATAAGATAATTTTGTTAAATATTGAAACAATATTTAACAAAATTATCTTGTTCTTGAGACATATTTATATAAAATATTTAAAAATATATTAATATATTTTTAAATGAATAAAATAATTTTTGATACTGAAACAACTGGGATTCCTGAAAGAAAAGGATTTAATAAATATTTCCATCCTAGTCAAATAGAACGATACAATTCATCTAGAATTGTAGAGATTGCTTATATTATTTTAGATAAAAATAATAACGAAGTTAAAAATTATACTACTATAATTAAACCTGATAATTTTTTTATAGAAAATTCCAACATTCATAATATAACGCAAGATAAGGCAGAAAAAGAAGGTATTTGTTTTAAACATATGATATCTCTATTTTACGGTGATTTAAAAAACTGTGATACATTAATTGCTCACAACTTAAATTTTGATATAAATATTTTACTGTCTGAATGTTATAGATATGGATTTAAAAACATTATAGATGAAATAAATTTAAAAAACCAATATTGTACTATGTTAAAAGGTAAATCGATATTATTTGAAAATGATTCTAAATATCCTAAACTTACAGAACTTTATAATCATATATATTCCGAACAATTTAATCAGATTCATAATGCTTTAGATGATTGTATAAAATGCCAAAAATGTTATTTGAAATTAATATACTTAGAATAATTTTTTATATATTAATATATAAAAAATGTCAGCTTTACCTACAAATATTATTCAATACGAAACAAAAAATACAAATATAATTAACGATATTAATATAATAAATATATCAAAGGACACTTATTCGGTTTTAAATAATCTTGAAAAATATACACGTATGTTACAATCATTGGCTTTAATATTAAGATTTTTTTACGATTATAATAGGAGAAAAATCATTGACGATTTTTTAAAAGAGGAAAAGGAAGGTGTTAGTAATTTTATGCGAATTGACACTGACCAGTATTTTGATCAAAAAATAGATTCCGCTACTGAAAGTAAATATACGAAAGAAATAGAAATAATTTCAAATTCTTGTGTTGAAATAAGCGAAACATTACCGTGTGCTTTAAGAGATATTTATAATATTAAAAATCGTCAATTTTTAATTTTTTCTATGAAAAATTTAGATGTTAACTTACAAACTGTAAAATGGAAGATGGATTTATTTTCAA